AGATGATTGTTTAGAGCTCCCCAGGAACTCGTATCAGGTCCGGGAAAGTGGGATCCGATCTCTTCATTGATCATCGCCTCAAGAACGTCTCGTGCCTCAAGATCCCTGGAATTAATGACTTGGGCCGGTAGAATCTGAGAAGCACCAGGAAGAAGCGCTCCGATATTGCCGTCTGGGTTAAAATCTCGGCTATTCGAATCGATCTCTCCTGTCGCGCGGAGCATAAGCACTTTGCTAACATTGGCCATCTGCTGGGGAGAAATAGATTTGCTTCCGGGCTTAGCATCTACTCTTTCGGAATCGGGAACTCGAGTTCGGCTGTAATATGCTAGGTCTCTGGAAATATCGTCTGGATTTCGAAGATCGTCTCGATACTTTGCATCGACTTTGAATCGATTGGACTTGAGGACGGCGCTGGTGTAGCGATCTCGAACAGCAGGTACGCCCGTTCGAAGCAAATTGTTACCATCGAATTCTCCGCCATCTTTCTTTCCCTTTCTGAGGGCGACAGACAGAGACGTCGTGTTGTTGGAAGAACCGGCATCGGGCGTGTCGTAAGCTTCTGACGTCGCTTTGATATCCTTAGGTTCGGCATATCGAACGCCTCCGTTGGGATTCTGATCCAAGGGAGCCGGTTTTCCTGTGACGGTCGTCAGACGGGATTCGTTATTTTCATTCGTCTGATTTTCAGCAATAGGAATGTAATTCGTTCGAGTCGTAGCTCCGAGGTACCTGCCTAGAGTGATTCGAGTCTTCTTACTAAGATCGTCCCCCTCTTTTACGCCATCATTGGGACCGTTGTGAGTTGGGGGCGAAGCGCCGCCTTGAACATTGGGATTGATGACTCCGACGTCATACCCTCCCTGCTTGATCTCTTGAGCTAGCTTCTTAGGATCCTCAGCCATTTTCCTTAGTAATTACGGAACCGGACGGGATCTCAAACTGTTTTGATTGTGATCTTGCGGCGGCCGAAAAGGTTCGAATCAGATTCATCGAAAACTGGTCGACATAGCCACCGAGAATTTCTTCAATCCTTTTTTTCTGATCGTCGGGCAGATCCTTAGAAACAGCTTTATACATCGGGTGGTTTAAAACACCGTCAATAATCCTCTTTCTATAATCGTCCATCAGATGGGAGTTCCGAGGCTCTTATTGAGAGATTGCGTGTCTTTGACACCAGTTTCCTCGAAAGTCTTTCGAATCCTGGAGTCAGAACGACGAACAATGACTTCCTCGACCTTTCCTGCGTCCATTGTAACATTTAAATTGAGTTTGATCTCGATTCCATTATTCTTGATCTGATATGTCTGCTGCGCACCCATACCAAGCTTAGTGGCAAGTTGCTGCAGGTGGGCCTTTATTTCCAAAGGCTTGTCGGTCATGGTCTTGACTGCATTATTCATTTGCTGCACGCTCTCGACCATATCAACGATAGCCTTGAAAGATTTTTCGATTCCACCTGTCGAAACAGCCTTTACGAGTTCCTTGGCGGAGTTCTGCACATCGGCCAGTTCGCTGAAGGCCGTCTTAGCTTTCACCAGGTTAGCGAGATCAGCTTCAGAAATGGGGTGCATAGAAACAATTTTATCTGCAGCAGCCGATGCTAAACTATTCAAAGATTCGATAGACGCGGCCAGTTGAGCCGCCGTCGGACCGGTCGTGATATTGGTTTGAAATTCCTTGACAGATTTTGAAATAGAATCGAGTGCAGCGAAAGCCTCACTTATCTGAGTCACTTTCTCTACGTTCTTGGCAAGTACAGCGTCATCTGAAAATGTCTTGATGGTCTGCTCGAAAGAATCTTTGAGCTTTTTGACCTCTTCAGGCTTAACCTTGGCCAGGCTCTCTTTGAGATTTTTGACACCTTCCAGCGTTATTGATGCCGTTTGAAGGAATCCAGATAGTTCAGGCTTCTTTCCTTCGGCGACACCGGCGACTTTCGCCGGATCGGGTTGGGCAGCCGCGATAGCTTTTTCGTTATCCGTCTTGGCAACAGCTGCCGCAGCTTTGACTTGTGCTTTGTAGTCTGCATAACCTTTGGAAGGGTCAGGGAAAGCGCTCGCTAGAGTACCTTCTTTACCTCCCGACTTGATCAGCTTTCCTAAATTGTCAAGAGCGTTGGAAATATACTTTCCGGCAAACGGAATAAGAGCTCCTAGCTCTTTGAATGCGGCCGTAAACGGATGAACAAGATATTTGTTGATCGTATCTCCGAACGCGTGAAAATGTTTGCTCAAACTTTGCTCCAAAGAATCGAGCAGCGAAGCAATCATTCGAGACATGAAAGCTGTAATGGACGTCTGCAATTTGACGATGATCGACGGAATCTTGATCAGCAACAAAGAAATAAGACGACCCGGAATATCACTCAATATGGGACCGAATTTTTCGATCAGGTTGTCAAATCCGTTCTTAAGCGTATCGATGACCGATATGTCACTGCCCTCTTGAAAGAGTCCGTCGAGCCACTTTGTTAGCGCATCGACGCCTTCCGAGAGCCAATCAATGATCTTTTCGGGCAAAGTAAGAAATACGAATTTAAGCTGATTCAAGGACTGCTTGAATAGGTCGACGAGAAGATTTCCCAGGGCCTTCCCTGCTCCGACGAAGTCCCCTCCAAACAAGCTCCTAAAGAAGTCGCCAATATCAATCAGAGAATCGATCTGACCGATTATCAACTCTTTGAGGTCTTTAGCAAAACCCTTTCCGAAGATCTTTTGAATCTGCTTATCGAATGTCTGACTAAACTCACCGATATTCTTAGCCATATTACCGGCAGCTTCGTCATTGATAACTCCAAAAGAGAACATCTGTATAATACCTGCAAAGGCTGATCCGATCTTGCCGGCTCCCTTGTCTCCTCCGAGCTTCTCGGTAACCTGCTTTTCAAATTTTTCGACGCCCTTACTCATGCCGGTGCCGACGACGCCTAGAGCGGCGACAGCGGCGGCCGCGGCAACGTAAGGATTACCGAGCAGAGGCCCCAGGAAAGAAGACAGCATGCCTCCAGAGCCAGAAGCAGTCTTTGCCGCCGTACCTGCAATAGAAGGTGCCGATTTGGCGGCGCCCACAAACGTGTCCTTCAGAATACCACCTAGCAAATTCACGCCCGTGCTAAGGAAGGCTTTTCCTACTGCCGGACCAAAGAATATTCCTGCGATGCCAACCCAAAATCCCGAAGGAATAGCTTTAAGAATTTTAAAAAAGACTTTCTTAAGTTCTTCCCAGAGAACAGGAGCAAATTCCTTGAATGCGTCCCAAAGCGGCTCCCACGTCTTTTTGTCACCGACGACTTCTATGATGGGCTTTAGAATCTCCATCATGAATCCTAAACCTGATTTCCCTCCTGCTTCAGCCGCAGCAAGAAACTCTTTGGGATTTCTTAAAAAGGCTGTCAGTCTCTTGAGTCCTTCTGTCAGCTTCGGAATGACGAATTTGATACCTTCGGCAACTATTTTGGCTAGCTTAGAGAACGTCTCTTTGAATCCTTCAAGGATTTTTTCGCCAAACCCACCAGAACCTCCAAGAAATCTTTCAGCCGCTTCTTTCATGTTTAAGAAAAACTTCTCCATAGAGATATCTCCGCTGAAGAAGTTTTTGAGTTGCGCGCTCAAATCGCTAAAAAAGCTTGGAACCTTTTGAATGATGGCAGAAAGATTAGTAAAGATTTCGAGTACGCCTGGGAAATTAGTAACTATCCATTGACCAAGCTCTCTTCCGATCTGGAAAGTCTTCATCAAGGACATCCCAATCTCACGCATCAATTTGATAAATGCGGGAGAAGACGTGATGCCCGCCCCGATCCCCTTGAGGAATGCATCAAAGAATCCCTTGAAACCTTGAGCCCCGCCAGACTGCACAAGGCGTTCGATGGCATCAGCCAGTTTTTGCATCGTCTCAGCTTGGGTCAGCTGTTTCTTTTGGGCGGCATCGGACTTTTTCTTGATATCGTCCATGCTGGCACCTTGGTTTTTAGAAGATAGAGCCAATTTGGCCGTAGCTTCATCCAGACCTGTAGCATCAGCGAGAAGTTTTAGTTCCTGTCTGGAAAGATTATCAGCCGACTTGCCCGCTAGTTCGAATTGCTTCTTAAGCTCAGCCAATCGTTTGGAAGGATCCTGTTCCTTCATCATCTCAAAGGCGTTGACGTTGACACCGAAAGCCTGAGATAGTTTGGCAGCGGACTCTGCCGCGCCTTCAAATGTGTCAAACTTGTCGATCAATCCCAGAAGCTTGTTAACTTCGATACCCAACTTTCTGGTGTAGACGACCGACTCTGTCATCTCTTTGACGGTTAGGGATCCGAAATTCTTGACGTCCTTGATCATCTTGCCGACGTCACGGGAGATCATCTTTGCAGACAGTCCAAAAGCGTCTCCCATCTGCAATGACATATTAGCGATATCCTGTAGCTGATCGGTTAGCGTCGTGCCCATCGCCATGGCGCGCTCGCCGATACCGCCCATCTCTTCAGCCGACAGACCAAGGCCCTTCTGATACGCACCGATAGCTTCAGAATTTTTGGCAATCTCGGTGCCAAGCGTATGGAAAGACGGCCCCATACCTTTAGCCAACTCGGTCACATATTTCAATCGATCGGCTAGATTACCGAAAACCTTCCAAACGGATAGACCTGTATTACTCAGCTCACCCTTCATTGAACGAGCTGATTCGATCACATTCTTGGCAACATCTTGTTTGAAGGAGCCAAATTCTTTACGAACATCTTCGAAGGCTTGGGCCAACTCATTTCCACCGCCTCCTGCTTGAGCCTTTTCAATCAGCCCATCAAATATCTTGAATGGGATAGACAGGATCGATTTGGTGATGTTAAACAATCCACCGACGACGCCCTCAGTCAAGCTTACCAGAGATTTACCTGCAGCTAGGACATTCTGAATACCTTGTTTGAAGCCTGAGACAGCAGCAGCTGCAACTGCAAATGCCTTCGGAAATTTCGAAGACATATGAGCAGAAAGGCTCTTGCTAGATCCGAAAAGCCGATCAATATCCTTTTCGGTGACATTGAAAGCGGCCGATGACTTTTCGCTAGCCTCTTGCGCGCCTTGCGCCATCTGCTGCATGGATATCTTAGCAGCATCGAGCTTCTGAATCATCTGATCGATGGCTTCAGAACCTTTCTTACCTGACATGACATCAAGCAAGGTAGCATAAAGTTTCGCCTGACGTTGGATGGCGGCTTCGCCTTCCACCAACATCTTGTTTCGTTCGGCTATAGCCTTGTTGATATCCTGCTGTAGCTTGAGATTATCAGCCATCGACGCTGTTACTACGTATTAGAGATTCTAACATTTCGATTGTCATCGTTTTGTACTACTTGTCTGTAATACGAATTAGCTTTTTCTCTGCAAACCATTTATCTTGATCTCTGTCTCGTAACGGGTACAATAGATACTGAAATCTTGTTTTTCTTTGAATTCTGAATCTGTTCGATTGGACGATCCGATCCATGCCAATAGACGCCGTCGAATTAAACATAAACATCTAGTTCGGGCAAATGCACATCAACTACCCATCGACGATCCCGGTATCAATTACGATTTGATCATTTACAATTCTAAAAATTTTTCTGAGATCACTGATGAACATCGATTCGATTTTTGATCTTACAAATGATCCGTTCTTTTTCTTAGATTCGTGATTTTTTCTCCAAACTTCAAATGACTTCACATTGTGATCGACTCCCCACTTTTTCATGCAGGTTTCGATCCTCTTTTCATTGAATGATTCGTGTCTCGAAGAAGATGTAACTCCATAACGATCGAGCAGCGTTTCTCTCATTTTTTGTTTGACATTATCATTCTTTGAAACACAGAATGACCATATCTTTCAATGTATGTTATATGCATACGATCTTGGACATCAAGAGATTTAAGAGGATTATCAACTCCAAATCGCTCTTCGCTCTTCAAATATCTTCTTTTTCTTACGATCGATCGCGCCTCCAGATCTCCAAGACCCATTCAAACAATTTAAAGAACAAAAGTGCATATCGCGCTTCATCTCGTTCTTCGGATTGACCCGACAAAACTCAATTGAGCAGTGATCGCACTTAAACGTAACTGATCTTTTTGGACACGACTTGCGACGAGAAGAAATCGTATCGATAATCAAAAATCACGCTTTAAATATCAGCACGGCCAAGGAACGCCTAACACTCTCTCGAACTCTTTAGCCGACAGTTGCTTCATTCCCAGCTTCTGCATGACGGACTGGACGGTAGCCCCGGGCTTACTGATCTCTTCTTGGAATCTTCGAGAAGACAGTAAAGCATTGGACACGGCATCGATCTCCTGCTTGCTACCTCTGATCTTAAGGTTGGTCGCTTTACCGACCATCCATGCGGCGATGCCCGCTAGAAAGATCTTCCCCAGCAGATTGACATGAAGCTCGTTGATGGGACCCTTCTTGTCTTCCATGATCATAACTATGTGAAACGACGATTACGTGCCGGAGCTTGCGACCTCGTTTTGTTGAGAAGCGCATTTACTTCGGGATTATCGTGATGACTCGCCCGACTACCGGGCGGCGCCTCACCTTGATTAGCTCGAACGATCTCCTTGGAAATACGATCGATCCACCATCGTTTGAAAACAACGGGGATATTATAGGCTTCCACGTAAGAGAAGCCTCCATAATACATCAGAAGATAGATGGGCTCGAGGACGACGTCGGCTTTATCTTCCGGCGTTAGGCCAAAAAAACTTGACCCCCATGGGTACCTCAACCTCCTCCGAGGCTCCGCAAGCCGTACAAGAAGCGATTTGCCTCATCTCGACTCCGGGCTCGTGGTCATCCATGTATTTCCTGAGAGCTAGAGAGTCTCGGGCGGGCATGTTGTTGATGAAGTTGACAATCTGAGAACGATCGGGACATCCTTCGATACTGACCACCGTGTATAGCAGTCGGGTGGTGACGGCGTTGTCAGCTCCGTTAAGAGCCTTCTTTTTCATGGCTTCCGCTCGCGCCATTATATCTTCCTCGTCGCGACCTGTCAAATACTTGAAAGTCACCTTTCTCTTCGTCAGCGGCAGAGTAAAAGCGAATTCGTTAGTTCCGACAGCAACGGGTTCGATATCCAGGGTCTTGATAGCCAACTGAGACAGATCGAACTCATGCTGATATTTGGCTCCGCATTCGGAGCACTCAAGCTCTCCCGTATAATCGGCACCGTATCCTGTCACTCGAATAGCGATCATCAGAGCGTTTCTGTCGCCCGCGATCAGATCCTTAACATTGATATCAGGATTGGTGAGGCATGCCTTGATCAGTGCCGTGACGACGGTGCCCTTCTTGATCAGAGCTCTATTCGTTAGGATATCCTCTTCTCGAGTCGTCATCGGACGAATCTCAAGGGTATCCTTGCCGTGAAGCGCCGAATCTACGGCATAAATCTTGCCTTGCGACGGAAGGGGTACGATTTCGGTAGGAATATCGAGTCCCATCGACGACTTAATGTTTGCGGCGACCGCTGCAGCCGACGGTCCGCTCGATCCGAAGATCGCGTTTCTTTCGTTCCTCTCTTCGCTCATAAAAGCACTCCAATTACATTCTATAGCGCTGCACCAACTTGGTAAACGCTTCAGAATATTATATGCGCTTCGTCAATTTTTCGGACGTCCAATAGGCATCGACCTTTTCGGCCAGGCCATAACGGCCCAGATCTTGGGGTTCGATCTTAATTATCGATCCTTTGTCGACCAAAATTTGCAAAGCTGACAGGACGTAATTCATCCGTAGATCAAACCATAACGCGATCGGGCCAGGCAGGATGGGTTTTTCCGACCTCTGGATCATGCTCAGAATATTCTGCAATATCCTGTCATCCATAGCCAATTTGGTCGGTCTGTAATTTATTGAGGGCGTATCGAAGGTCTGGAACACAGGACCGGTAATCTTACCGTCTTTCATTTTCCCTCATAAACAAAAATCGAATTAGAACAACCATAAATAGGTACCACGCCAGCCTCTTCGGCGACTTGAGACTGAACTTTTCCGTTTGCTTTGTCGGCTCGATATTTGAATCGATTGAATCGATTTTCGAAATCCGTCCACCAAAAACGGGGCCCCGTGCTGGACTTCAATAGCTTCCATCCTGCCTTTATATAAGCGTCGCCTGCGCCGACCCGACCGTCGACATACGTCATAAGCCTCTTCCCGTCATTCTGACATCTAACGTATGCCGCTGCGGTCAGTCGTCCTAACCACCCTCTGACATTGTATCCAATTTTACAAGACGATCGTCCGAGCTCGTACCAATTAGCCCAACGCTTATGAAACGCACGTCTTAAAGATACACAAGCTAGTAGCTCTCCTTTGTCTGTCTCAAGACCAAATGCATGTTGTGCTAGAGCATCGCCCTCCAGGTGATTTGTCTCGAAAAAATCTTTCCGCCTTTTGGAGTCGACGCTGACGATTTTAAGCTTGCGAGCGTCAAACTTACTCGACGATCCGCATAACCGATGTTCTATCATTGATATGATCAAATCACGCTTATCTCTCCACTCGTCCTCGTATATCGATAACAGCTTTATCCCGGCCTGGCGGCATGCCTGCATTTTTTTCTCATGATACAATTTATCCTTGAAAATTTCAGAATGCCAATAAAGACCGTTGAACTCTATAGCAATATTTTTGGAAGGAACAAAGATATCGAGCTCTAACGGAGCTATGGCGGATCGATCTGATAGGATGGCATCAGGACACACACTCTTGACGATATCGAAAATTTCTAGTTGCTGCCTGCTTTCCTTGGGATGGCAAAAGAAACAGATAGGGGTAGTTTCCAACATGTAGAGGGTCTTCAAGACGACATTTTGACATGTCAGACATTTAAGCCGAAAACGATCATGCTTATATCGATAGTGTTTATCGACATCATCCAACATAGAAAACGATGAAGAACATGCAATTTGCACCCTTTCAAAAAATTCTGTCTGGGACATTCTTTTTCCCATCTCTCGATCGAGAATGTACTTCTGAGATATCTTTTGAGCCGCCCTTGCAAGGGAAGGAGAAGTTTCTTTTGTCAGACCCGCATTCCACGATTTGAGTTCGCCCGAAGCGAACAATTGTTTCTTAGTTGCACTCATTTTTTCAAGAGACAGTCGAGCATCGAGGGTGTCTAACTTTTGCCAAGGAATTCGACCTTTTTCATAACCTGACTTCAGGGTCACAGATTTTTTTTGGGATGCTCGTAAAAGCCTCTCGTCACTTTCTTTAGTGAGACCTTCATTCCAAATCCTGTACTTTCCGGATTCGAATCCAGCCTTTCGCTTATTCGCAAATTCCTTTTGCCGGGCGGCGTCGAAATATACACTATCCACTTTGGCATTATGCCCGCGGACGTACTTCGAAATATAGCCCTTCTTCCAACCGCCCCACATCACTTCGGAACAGCATGTCGGATTGCATTGACATGTAGGTCTGACAGAATTATGATACACACGGTCGTATTCTTTTTGAGCGTCAACGACTCCATGCACATCTGTCAAATGACCCACAAAACGAGATTCCTGTCCGAAATCAGGAGCTTCAGATGGTGGACAAAGATGGCACTTTAAACGAGAATAGCTCACATCCAATATTTAGGATGGAGCTATCAAGTTGTATAATTCGGTATGAAATATCGTCGAATCAATATTGCAACACGGCGTTATCGTAGCGGAGAGTCAGAGCAATCTCAACAAGCTCCCCTGCGTCGTAGGTAAGTTCACCGAAATTAGCCTCGGTGATGAAGGCTCCTTTAATATCCCAGAGTTCGACTACAGTTCCGACGGGATCGAGAAGCTTAAGCTGGATGTCTCTCTTATAGAAGTCGGCAAAACCAGCACGACCGGAAACGGATTCGAAGCAAAGTCGAATCCATTCCATGACCTGTTGAGCTCCCGACGGAGCGATGGGGTCGTGAAGAGTGATCGCAATCGGATCAAACTTCGTCTTACCGGCTAGATAGCGGTGAGAGTTGATGAACGGCACTTCGATCTCGTCCGTCTTGATGGTCGGGCGAGCCGCCGTCTTGCAAATAAAAGAATCGATACCTTCGATCGCCAGCACCCAACGGTTCTTCTGCTTGGGCTGAAATTTATTGGGGAGCATATCGGAAACGCCTAGCGTATCGGCCATGATTCAATCCTTTCGTTTAAACGATATCGATAAGTAGTACTGACGTTTTGTGTGCGCACATGTTTAAACGATTTTTGATAAGTTTGGTTGATACGTCACTTCTAGAATTGATAGAATTCAGATATGGCAGATAAGACTAGATCGACGATCCAGTGTCCTTTGTGCGCTTGGTCGAAGAAAAAAGGATTCGAAAATCACCTAATCCAAGATCACAATAAAACTTCCAAGACGCTTTGGGACGAATTAAATTCAGGACCCAGATTGTGTCGCTGCGGTTGCAATGAAGAGACAAAGTTTATCAATTGGAAACTCGGATATTCTGATTTTCTCAAGGGACACAACGCTAACATCTATAGCTCGTACGACAAAGAGACGGCTGAAAAAATAGCACTAACGCGCGGATCCAATTGGCGTGGAAAGGTCGGTTGGTCCCGCGGTAAAACGAAAGACAATGACGAGCGTGTCAAAAACCGCGCTCTCCAAACTTCCGCTGGAAGAAAAAAAGCCATAGACGAAGGAAAAATCTCCATATGGTCAACCGGCAAAACGAAAAATGACGACGCAAGAATCGCCAATGCAGCCCAAAAAATTAGCTCAAATTATAAGAGCGGAAAAGTCGTTCCGTGGGCCCAGGGTCTAAAAAAAGAAACCAGCCAAAAAGTATCCGATATGGCAGATAGAGTCAGTATGACTCTTCGAAAAAAAGAAATTAGAGAAAAACTCGATTCGCTCAAAAGGCTTTCGAAGGAAGAAATCAAACTTAGAATAGAAAAAACAGGAAATTTGCAATTATCGGATGATCTCGCTCATTATACGAATGATCTCGTATCTCACATTGCCGTTACGTGCAATCATTGCGGACTGTCTTTCAAAAACAACCTTCGGGTCCTTCAATTCGGTCGCTGCGTCGGATGCAATCCCACAGGATCGGCTGCCGAGCAAGAAATCAATTATTTCATCAAATCTTTGGGAATATCGACAAAACAACATGTTAGAGACATCATTCCGCCCAAAGAAATTGACATCTGGATCGATGATCAAAAAATCGGAGTCGAATATCACGGACTTTACTGGCACTCAGAAATCAACAAATCGTCAAAATATCATAGTGACAAGCTTACAGCTGCATCGAAAGCTGGCATCCGCCTGATTCAAATTTTTGAAGATGATTGGAGAGAAAAAACAGATATCGTCAAAAGCATATTACGCAACTCTTTGGGACGAACTTTATACAAAATCGACGCAAGAAAGTGTTCTTTGATAGAGTTGACTAGCCCGCAACAAAGAGAATTTTTCGAAAAAAACCATCTCGACGGAGGCACCCCATCGATTAAAGCATGGGGATTGATTTTTAATCAGGAAATAGTAGCTGCCATTAGCCTTAGAAAGCCTTTTCACAAAAAGTACGATAATCATCTCGAGATTTCAAGATCATGCTCTAAATTGAATCATTCGATCCGCGGCGGGCTGTCACGTCTTGTCAGACAAGCTCACAAATTTGCTAAAAACTCGAACATCGAAGGACTTTTGACGTATGTCGATACTCGCTTTGGTACAGGAGTATCTTACGAAAAGGCAGGATTCAAATTAATCGGGAAAACTCCCAATCGATTCTGGTGGACAGATATGTCCAATCGCTTCAACCGCTTCAAATTCAGAGCAGATAAAAAAGAAGGCTTGACTGAGACAGAGGTGGCTCAACAACACGGTGTTGTCAAGATTTGGGGTTGTCCTAATTTGATCTACGAAATGAAATTATAATCACTCGTAGTGAGAACAATCCCTATCACCGCACCAACACATGACAGGAGGCTCGTCGAGATCGTCCGGACCTACCCAATCGCTGTAATCCTCTTCGCACCCAGGGCAGCCAGGATCTCCACAAGAGCACACCATCGCAGGATCCTTCTGATCGTTACCTCCCATGATGGCTCCTCGAGCCGAAGCGGTTTTTCCATAGTAGGCTCCCGTCTCGGAGACTTCCTGCTTCTTGTTTCGTTTTTCCTGCCACTTTTTGAATTCGTCGCTCGGACCCGACTTGGTCTTACCATGGCGAGACGACCTGTCGGCTGGCGTCAAAAATCCCTCAGGACCGCCCACGTCCGTCATGGCTAATTTCTTGGCTTTGGAAACGATGTTGCCCAGCCAGCTATCTTCATCAAGCTCATTCTTTTTTTCAGACTCGGTAGGAGTCGACATCTGCTCGAGCTTCGCGAGAGCGTCCGCCTTTTTCTTGGCCGCTGCGTGCTTCTTCTGTCGATAGTACTCGATCCGATCCCGCTTGGCTCCATCAGGCTTGTCCCACTCAACGCCGACTTCTCGACCCCAAGGACGAGTCTCGTCTAGAGTCTCTCTGATTATCTTCCTAAGTTCTCCGAGTTTGATCTTCATGGTTTCACACGATCTTTGTTACGTTAACAAGATAGATCATATCCTGTCCCGGAACGCCGTCAATATCCATGAGTCGAATCAACGTCTTGGGAGGTTCGGAAATGATTTCGATATCTCGATATTTGATCAGACCCTTTTTCTGGAGGGCTTGGTGCACGTTCTTTCGAACATCTTCAGTCACAGCATCAGAGATAGCTACTCGCACAGCGTCGATAACTTTCCTCTGATCTGTCTTTTCTTTGGATGATCGATCCTTCTTCTTCTTGCCGATGGGATCTCCAACGGCTCCGGGAGCAGGATCGACCTCTTGCATGACCTCAGAAATAATCTTCTTGAGCTCGCCTAGTGTCAACCTTAGATTCTTATCGGTCATCTGGAAACCTCCTAGAGCCTCCTATCAGAGACCGTTCTGTCCTTGGTTGGTTACGACGAAGTCGATAGAGACAAATTCAACAGTCTTGGTCGGTAGGACGTAAATCTTACCCTTGATCGTGTTGTTTTCGACATCCAGCTGAGTCGTCGTAGTCGTATCGATTCGTACCAAGAAGGAGTCGATACCTCGCTGAGCCTGGATACGCTCCAGCCTCGGGCGAACAGCGGCTTCGAAACGCTGCAGCGTGCTCTCTCGGTTAGGCTCGAAGATGATCGTATTGGCGACATCTCGAACTTCGCGACGAAGGGCGATGAGGAGTCGACGAACGTTGACGCGGTCGAGCGCCGTAGCGGCGGCCTGGAGCGTCTTCTGACCCCAAATGACCAATCCGCCCGTCTGCCCACCGACAGGTGCCTGACCCGGGAAGGAAACGATCGGATTGATGTCGGCCTCATAGAGACTGTCCATGTTGTCCTTGTAGAGCTTGACAGTCGCCTCAAGGCTCGTCTGCAGAGCTCCGCGGGTGAAGCCGGCAGGGGCAAACCAAGGGAAGCCGACGCGGTCGTTGAGAGCGAAAGCTCCGAGAACGACGACCGAGGGAGGAACGACAACGTTGGTATTAGTGTTCGGATCGGTAACTACAACGTCCGGGTAATAAGCTGCAGCGAATGAGTTGTCGACGGCACGGGCGACGAAGTTGTTGACCGTATTGCCGACGTGCGGGATCTGTACCGAGCTGGTAATCAGAGTGTCCGACGCGTCGTACTCTTCGATATCCATCAGATAGAGAGCATCGAAACGATCCTTGACGGCGAGGGCCGCGGCATCGGTGACGACCGAGTGACGCAGTCCCGGAATCGCCAGGAGCTGCAGATCGGCCGCTGTGACGTCCTTCATGATCTGAATCGCCTTGGCATATGCCCGGACATTAGGACCATTATTGAGGCCGCGGGCCGTGTCATTCATATCGGCAGTAACAGCGGCGTTATTGATCTCCGACTCGTTACGATCGAAGATGTTGACACCGTCAAAGCCTCCCTGCATGATAAAGGAAAACTTAGCGTACTTCCTATTGGGCTGGGTCAAGTCGGCAACTTTGAAGGCTCTTGTCTTGGCACCGTCGTCAGGAGTAATGTTGCCCTTACGGACGTAGACTGCATCGGCCCACTTGGCAGGATCAGCAAGACCCGAAGAATTCGTAACGACCTGGATATTCTCCAACGTGAAGAAGTTTCGATTGAAGCGATCGGCATCCATGATGCCATTTTCCACCGTGTCTCCCGTTCCCTCGTTATTCGAAACAACCACGTTCTGCGTGTTTGTCATGAAGTTAGGAAGGAAGCGAGCGAAACCATTGATGCTCTTGTTGGGAATGATGCTAGCGTTGGGGGTAGTCAGGTTGGTCGTATGCTCAAACTGCACGCCCCAGTAATACGAGCTGTTGGCAGCCTTCTTGTTGCCCGAGCCGACCGTAATATTGGAACGCATCGGCAGAGGAATTTCGACAGCGCGCTTTAGAGCGTCCGAGACAGCTAGCTGTACCGAGCTGGTAATAGCTAGGGGAGCCGAACCCGAGGTGACAAGGTGGGCCGGTCCGCGGACGCCGACAGGCAGGGCCGTAGGATCGATCTCAGAATTTTCGACGACCGAAGAAACTTCCACGCGGACCAGGTTCGAACGTAGTGAGTAGTTACCTTCGACAACCAGCTTCTGGGAGGATTCAACCTTATCAAATTCGAAGTACGTTCGAACGTCTCCGATGACCTTGGCGATGTAACGATCCGAAGAGGGATCGAGAGTCACGCCGCGGAAAGCCTCTCGCGGAACCTGCTCCTCATCTCGATCCAGGAGGTCTCGGATGACGACATCAAAGGTTCCGTACTTATTGGCAGGATCGTCAGAACGAGCGATGTTCTCAATAGAGAACTTGATCTTCTGAGACATGCCTTCGCCCGCGTCAATCGATACGAATCTGAAAAGGTTGACCGGGCTACCACCGAACTTCTGAGAGACGATCCAAGGAGTCGCCGCCGAAGAGAATCGATCTTCGAAATTTTCGTAGTTGGGGATAGTATCCGTACCGGCATTGTAGTCGGCGGCGCCCGACACGAGGAAAGCAGAGGGCTCAAGACCGGCTCGAGCCGCAGTGGCGGCGTCGGCTCCTAGAGTTCCGGTGATGAGGCCTGAACCCGTCAAGCGGGTAGCAACCGGATGTACATCAAAATAAGCGTAGAGATAGTGACCCGCCTGCTGCATCTTGAACGGATCTTTGTTGAAGACGTTCGAGAAGTAGTTGGGTGCCGTCATATCGAAGGAAGCCGTCAGGACATTCGGGTAAGAGGGATCAGTTCCCTTGTGACCGTTTAGAATGATGGTAAATTCCTGCTTGGATTTGGTGCCATCCTTGAGGATAACGTCTCCAAGCATGCTTCCCTGTCCGCCGCCTGCAGTCGCGACAAGGGCGGAGCTCGGTGCCGTCGAAGGAACAAAAGAGGAAGAAAGTCTGACAACGACTCCGGACGCCGCCATCAGGATTCCTCGGATGATGGGAACAGCGGTGGAATTATTCGGGGTCACTCCGCCCGTGCCTTGCAGACCTGCCGAGCTGAAGACGGTGGATCCTTCGGATTCCGACATAAAGCAACCCAGGAAATAAGTCCTTCCTGGGGGACCTCCTGCATTGGCATAAGGATTTGCAAGAAGTAATCCCGTAGTCTCGTTAGGCTGATTCTCTCCAACCACGAAACCGGCCTCATTGACGGATCCTGCTAGAGTCCCATCCTCGACTCGACGCTTTCCGTCTCCGATTCCGAGGACCCTCATATAAGTGACGGAACCCGCGTTGCGTAGCCACTCGATAGCAGCTAGCGGTCCGAACTTCTTTCCATCGGTCTTTCCGAACTTCGCATAGAAGTCAGTATCGGTTCCTACCGTGACCGGGACGAAGGCGGGACCCTTATTCGCAGTACCGATGACTCCGGCGGGGACGCCAGACGGTTCGACGGTAAGGGGCGATGAGAGATCGATCTCCCTTGCCGTTACTCCTGCGCTGCCAAACTTTGCTTGTGCCACGATTATCTCCTACGCAAATCTAAATATAGAGTTTCCATCATTAGGACGTGAATTGAACTCCACTGTTCGTGATAACGAAGTCGATCGAGATGAACTCGACGGCTCGAGTCGGGACGACGATGACCTTTCCGTTTAGGCGGTTGAGATCCTTATCTTCCTGTGTATTGTTGGAATCGTCCATGATGATCTTGAACGATTCGATTCCTTGTTGCGCTTGGACTAGAGCGATGAAAGCACCGGCTTCATCCAGGAACTTATTTCTGACTTCCTGCGTGTTCTGCTCGAAGACCAATCGAGAAGCAACTCCGACGATCGTCCTCTTGATTTCGAGGAGCATTCGACGGACATTGACTCGATCGAGGGCCGACTTCTTGATCTTCAGAGTCTTCTGACCGAAGATAACGAATCCCTGTCGGGGGAAGGTGGCGATCGGATTGATTCGAGAATCATACAGCTTGTCTCGATCATCGACCGACAGCCGGACCGGAACGTTGGTGACAAAATCGAGAGCCGCTCGGTTGAAGCCGGCGGGGGCAAACCATGGATACGCTACCCTGTCATTGAGGGCTAAAGCGGCGAGGGCGGCAACAGAGGACGGAACCTTGACGCGGCGTCTGTTTACTTCGTCATTGATGAAAACGTCCGGGAAGTAAGTCGCTGTATAATCGTTGTCGACTCCTCGACTTTCGAAGAGAGCGATCGTCTTTTCAACGTTGGGCTTAGCGACCGAATCATCATATAGACGATTGCTGCTGTCGTCGTACGGCACCAGATCCATTAGATATAGAGCCAATCCGTAAGACTTGGCTTTAGACGCGACATGATCCGTGATGTACGGCTCTCGGATACCCGGGATAGCCAATACGTTGACGGTCGAAACCATGGAGTTGAGCATGATATTCGCCGCAGCCAAGTAAGAAGCGACAGTATTATTGGTCGGTCCCGTACCGTTCGGGTTGTATCGAAGTCCCGGAGCGACATAATTGTCTTCCGCGCCTCCACCCGCGTCGAAGGAAGAAGCCTTGTCATTCATACGCTTGGCGTTCTTATCTAGGATGTTAACACCGTCGAAGCCACCGTACATCATGTTCGTGAACTTCATGAACTGAGTGAATCGGTTGAAATCGACGGAAGAGGTCAAGGAGACCAAGGTTCCAAACGTCAGACGTCGGTTGGACAGGGCCGGATCGTTGACGGTGTAATCCGTCGGATCCAGCGTAGCATCTCGCATATACGCCGCTTCACGCATGTGATCATTGACAGAAGCCGTCAGATCCGATAGAGAAGAGTTGGCCAGAGCGACCTTGGCCAGAGTAAACTTGTTGTTGTTGAGGGCGTCGGCTCCCGAACCCGTAACAAGAACATCGAGCTTAGCAAGACCCAGCATCTTCGAGTATGCCTCGAGGAGGTTGTTCTTTTCTGAAGTGATGTTAGAGTTCAAAGGATCGGTAACGCGCTCGTACTTGACTCCCCAAAAGAGAGAACCGTTGGCCAGCTCTGTCGGTCCCGGAGATCCGACAAATCCGCTCTGCTGTACCTCTCCGCGGGTGACCTTGAATCGAAGGGGCAAAGGCGGAAGGATGGAAGCCGATAGAGAATTAACTCCGTTGCCACCCAGACGATAAGCAAAAACGGATCCATCCGTCAAAGAGTCATTCGTCTTCAGAATCTGCGGACCGCGGAATCCGAAGGGCAGGCACTTGACAGGAGCCAGACCCTTTTCAACGTTCTCATGCACGATGACTCGAACCAATTGAGAATTGTTAGCATACTTGCCGCTGACAACAAATCGGCGCTCGGACTCCGACTCGGCATCAAAGTTGAAATACACCTTACGATCACCGATGACTCGAGCGATGAAGTTATCCGAATTGGGATCAAGAGTGCAGTTCGGGAAGGCCTCCAGAACATTCTGGTTGGTATCCGAATCGTCCCAAGATCGGATCAATACCGTAAAGGTACCGTACGGTCTAGAGTCATCCAAAGAGGCTCGGATATTGGAAATAGAGATCTTATACAGCTTGTTAGCATACTCTCCATCATCGATAGCTTCGAATCGGAAGAGATCGTATTCGGTCTTACCAAACGGCTGGGAGATGAACCAGGAAGTCGACGGAGCTCGATAGCGAGTATCGAAGTGACCGTAAGCGTCTCGCATTTCAAATGTCGGCTCTCCGGAGTTGTTCGACTTATATGACGATCCCGAAAGGATAGCGACAGAAGTTGCGATAGCGAGCTCGGCGTCGACAGCAAAATCGGCGTAAAGTACGTGCTGTTCGGACTCAAACTTCTCAGGATCCCTATTAAGGAGCTTGGCGAAGTAATCGTCGTCCGAGGGATTCATGGACGCGCTGTAGACTCGAATGCCGGGCATGCCGTCTCCGTTACCGAAGCTAGTGCCCAAAGTGGAAGAGATGATAAGTTTGAATCGATTTCCCGAGACAGTGGCTAGATCGGAGGTTCCCGAGTGAAGATTACCCGGAAGAGCAACAGCACCGCCGAGAACCTGGACACGGGCGCCCGAAGCCATGAGAAGCATG